TAGTAGTAAGGTTTTACGGTATGTTGAGTAACGATACGTTTACCATTTTCGTCATATGTAAAATGATAAACAATACCATCACCTGATTCCTGTCTGTATGCTATGTTTCTATACATTCAGGAATATAATAAAACCAAAGAAGAGATAATTCAAGCTTTATCTTTCAAAGAAATGGTTTTAATTCCATTAAAAGCGTTAATTCGTTTTCTTTCCGGAGTACCGTACTTATGACCTGCATAGAGCTCTGCCCACATTTCCAAATTCTCAGGTTTCTCTAAGAACATATTCTCTGAGTTTACTCTATTCTTTCGAATTTGCTTCATGAAGACGTCTTTATTTTTTAACGACTCTTTAATATTATCTACCATCTCATCCCCATTATTAAATTTATACACAGCTTTTTTATAGGGGTCAAGATTTTGACATACAGGAATTAAACCTAAAGCTCCAGCTTCAGTAATCTTAATCTCACTCTTACATCTATTAAAGGTATTATCTTGAAGAGGGGCAACCATAGCTTGACATTTAAGACTTTTTACCTTTTCAGGATAATCATAAAGCTTTGTCCAATTATGATATTCTATTTTACCGGATTGAGCTAGATCAACTAATCCTCTAGGTAGGGTACCGTAAAACACCCATTGAAAATCTTTAGTTGTTTTCCGTACTGCGTCAATAATTTTCTCAAAATCATCTTTACCTTTCACTCTCTGATCTACATCAGTATGGGCTCCAGACCCAGCATATAAAATTCTAGGCTTCTTTTTATTCTTATCGAAATATCTTGAAATTTCTTTCTCGTTATAAAAATTACCAGCCCACCATTTAGGTAAAAAGTTAGGTATTACAGTAGCGTTTATTTGACCAGTTTTTTCTTTATAATAATTCGCGATTGTTGGAGTAGTGGTTGTAATCTCATCACACAACCTCATTATTTCTTTCGACGATTCTTTAACTTCAGGATTAGAAAAACCAGGTTTAAAATGATTGTATTCTGGTATATCTTCATAAAACATTACATCATCAATTTCATATATTAACTGAAAGTCGAATTTCTGTTGTAATTGCTTTAGATATCTTACATATTGTAGTTGAGGTGGGGTTGCTTGTCTTTGAATTCTTACTGTTTTGAGCCCTTGAAAAAATCTCTCGTCTGCGACCATTTGACATACAGACATAACAACGCTCTTCATCCTCGAATTTAATTGGTCACTAGGCCAGAATACTCTCCAAAATCCGCAACCTGATTGGTCAGCAATAAAATTTACTGCCTTGGGTAACGAAGTTTCTTCTTGGAAAGGCATTTCCTGCTGCTTCGGGGCTTGGTGGAATTGCATCCCTACAGGTCTACCGAGAACAGGTGTACCTAGAGCATTGAAATTAGGTATAATCATCTAGAGTAATTATCTTACTCCTCTTTAAAGTCCACACGAACAGTTATACCGTTTCTCTTTTCTAGATTAACAATTTCCCCTGTCGCGGCTTTAATGGATTCTTTTCTATGAGAAATAATATAACAGCTCTCATTAAATGTTTCAATTCTTTCCTTGAGTACTTCCAGAACCAGCTCAACACCTTTCTCATCAAACGAACAGTCAAACAATTCATCAAATAAGCATAAATTATACGCTACATCTCCTTGCAGTCTTCTGATATCCATAAATGAAAACATGCAAGCTAAATCAATGGCTTTTCTCTCAGCTCCAGAAAAGTTATTATAGCAGCTCTCAATACCTTTATCGTTGATAATTTTTTCCTCGAAATACTCATCAAATAATAAGGTACAGTTCGAATCGAGCTTTGAAAGGTAGATATTAATTTTATTATTAAATAGTTCTAATATCTTTTTAATAATATATGACTTAACTCCTTCTTCCGAAACAACAAACTTAACACTATCTAATACCTTTGATAGATTTTTTATTTTCTCTATCTTTTCATTTGTATCTTTAGTCTTTTGTTCAATCTCTTTTATTAGATCGGTAAAAACATTTTTATCAGTCTTTACTGATTCAATATCTTCCTCTAAGGTTATTAACCATTCCTCTAACTGTTTTTTCCTTTGCTCTTTATTTACATAGTTTGTTTCTTCAACAAGAACATTTTTAATTTTTTTACTTGTGTTCTTAAGCTGTTTATTAACAAACTTTTTTACATTTTCAAACTGTTCTAAATCTTTGTTAAGCCTATTAATCTCTTCTATATTTTCTTGTATTAGAAGTTTTAACTTTTCTTTTTCATCTTTAATATGATTTTTATCTGTACTGTCTACACTTTTAAGACATACTGGGCACTTATTATCCTTTGTACCCATCTTCTTGTATTGCTTTTTAAGTTCTTCAACAATTGTCTCGAGCTTAGTTATGCTTTTATGAAAGTCGTTTATTTTAATATCTACTTTATTGATACTATCGTTCGAGGCTTTCATCTGTTCTTCTAGAGAAGCAACAGATTTCTTTTCGTATTTCTCGAAATACTCATTTAGTTCTTGAATTTCAACCTTATTATTATTTTGTCTGTTAAGATATTTGTCAAGTCTAGCTTTTCTCTCATCCTCAAAGATAATACTCCTTGAATTTAATTCGTCTAGATTATTTTTATTTTCGGATAGTCTTGTAGACTCGACGTTAAAAGCGTTTTTAACCTCCGACATATCTGATCTAAGTAAATCAAGCATCTTTGAAAATACTTCAAGGTTAAAAATGCTCTCAATAAATTTTCTCTTATCCTGCTTTTTCATACCCATAAAAGGTATGGTGTTATTAATTGTTAAAATAATACAGTTTTTAAAAATTTCTTGATTTGTAGAAAGTAAACTTTCAATAAAAGCGTTTGTATTGCTGATGCTATCAAGAGTTTTATCTTCTCCGTCAACCGTCAAAAATACTTTAGAGGGGTTTAATGTTCTTTCTATCTCGACTTCTCGCTGAGTAGTTTCATCAATAACTGAAAAGCAAAGTTTAACAGACGCTCCATCGTTAATAAGATTATTACTGATAAAATCTTTTTTAATATCTCTTAGGGTAGAGCCGAAGACAGCAAAATAGATAGCATCAGCTATAGCTGACTTCCCTACACCGTTTCGCCTATCTTCTTTATCCTTATTCGAGCCAGTAATAATGTTGAGACCTTTTTGAAAGTTGACTTCAACATATTCATCCCCAATAGATAAAAAGTTTTTAATAAAGAGAGTTTTAAATTCAATAAATTTCATTTACATTTTTTATACAGTTGTAGAGTATAATCAATTATATCATCTTTATTCTCAATTTCAAGCTTATTAATAAACTCTCTTATAGCTTCTGACACGTCAACACTCGAAAAATCAACATCAGAAACGATCTTCTGTACCCCTATATTATACTTGTAATCTACTGTTAAATTGAGAGGTTTAAATTTATTAATTTCTACCAACCACTCATCAATCTCTTCAGCAGTATATTTTGTATCAACAATAAATTTAACGAAGTTGCTGGGGGTATACTTTTCTAGCAGTTTTTTATTTTCTTTTATTTCGCTTAATTTTAGTTTTCGATGCTTAGGAGAAATTTCATTAGGTATAAAATCAATTGCACTTGTTTCTAAGTCTAAAATACAAATACCTCTCGCTTCGGTAGAATCTCCAAAATCCATATTAAAGGGAGCACCAAGATAGATAATATTACCGTTAGCGTACTCTCTAAACTGTCTTGTATGGAAATGACCTGTGATAATATGAGGTGATTTCTCAAACATCTGATCACTTGTAAATCCATGATCACATAATTTAACATCATTAAGTTTAAATGAAGCAATCTCAAAATGACCGAATATATAATCACTCTTTGGTATATCAGCTACATCAGTACCCCAGGGACAGAAAGATAGGGTCTTACCAAAAAACATTTCAGTTGTAAGCTCATCGAGTACTGTAATATTCTTATAGCCTTTAAGTATCGAAAGGGAATGTACAGACGAATTATTCTTAAAAAAACAATCATGGTTACCTGTAATCATCGTGATATTAAAATCAGATAATTCAGACAAGAACTTTGAAGTAGCTTGAATAGTATTAACCGCGATTTCATCTCTGTAATGCAAAAGATCTCCACAAAAAATAATATCTTTAATTTTTCTCTTTTTGAGCTCTTTCTTCATCCATTTACCAAACTCAAAAGCAATTTCATGCCACTGTGTAGAGTTTTGATGGACACCGAGATGTAAGTCGCTAAAGCAACACACTTTTGAATTTTTTATGGTTATACTCATTCGTATTGCTCGTTATAATTATCTTCTCTCTCTGGATTAACGTAAACACTATCTCCACCTGGTTCAGAATTTAAAACCTCTCTATAGTAAGTTTCTTGATAGGCTGCGATAGTGTCTTTCTCTCGTTTTTCTTTTTTAATTCTAGTAATGAAAGCATGAAATGCAATAGTAGTAAAGTAAGAAAACGGATTATAATAATTTCCTTTTGAGTCTTTACTCTCAATATTAAATTTTTTATTTTTCAATGCGGTATACATCTTAATAACAGCATCCCCTACCATATCTTCTCTATAAGAGTAGTTGATAAAATTTGGTGCATAAGAAAGACCTTTAGCTATTTTATAAATACTTTCTGCTAGATAGTCATTAATATCTCCGGATTTGTAATAATCTTTTATCTCTTTATAGAACAGTTTCGGATCTACATAAAACTGCTCCTTAGGATTCTTTTTCTTTTCATCCATTACATCCGTATCCACTTTATTTGAAATTTTACTTTTCATAAAAATCTTTAACCCCGTATGGTATTTGTTCTTGCTTATATAACTGTTTTCTTTTTTCGAAATGCTGTAATCCGTATCTCAGATTATCAATAATATCGAAAATTAAAAATTGTTTTTTATCAGAATGTAAACGTAGACCACGACCGATAGACTGGATAATTTTTACTTTAGCCTTTCCACCAGCTGAAAATATTAAATAATGTAAATTTTTAATATTAATCCCAGTAGAAAATATTTTTGAAATAGCAATAACGCAAATATTGTTTTGCTCTTCCATAAGCCTTTGAACTCGTCTTCGTTCTTCTACATCTACTTCACCTCGTATAAAATATATTTCTTTATTAATTTTATTTTCGGTTAGTTTCTTCTCTAATTCTAAACCGTGATCAATTAGATCAACTAGAATAAGACAGTTATTGTCTACTCTATCGCAAAGGTTAGATATAAAATTGTTTCTGTAATCTGATGATATAATGTATTTCTGCTCTTGAGTAAATAGTTCTGTCGGGTTGTCTATATCAGCAGATCTAAAAATTGGAGGGTTAAGATAATTTAATCTTAAACCTGCTACCTTTGCCGGGGTTACATAGCTCTCAAGTTTCAACTCGTGAGCTTTTTTAGAGTACTTTACCGAACCAAATTTAGAGAATATATTCCATTGATCCATTGGCTCTTCTGGTAACGTACCAGTAAAACCGAATTTATGAAAAGTAAGGATTCGCTTAATGAGTTTGTTGATCTTGTTGCCCTTGCGAACCTTGTGCACTTCGTCTACGATTAAAACATCTATACTCTCTGTCCATTCCGTATTGCTCTTCTCCGAGAGTAAGATGCCTGTATTCGCTATGATAACGTTTGTCGAGAAATCTAATTCGTCTTTTCCTGTCCATATACTGTATGTAAAATTAACACCATAATCATTAAAGTCTCCTTTTGTCTGTTTTACAAGCCCTAAATCAGGTACTATAATCAGACATTTAAAGTCAGGATTTTCTCTGTAAAGATTTTCAAGAAGAGAAGAAATAATTAAAGTCTTACCACCTGAAGTAGCGAGCTCAATTATACCGTGGTGAAATTTTAAACACGTTTTTACAACATCTTCTTGATAGTCTCTTAGCTGCAAATTCAGCTTAGGTTCTTGGAAATTAAACTTAAGAGTCGGTTCAATCGCCTTCTTCAAACGATCTGTTGTTTCGACTTGTATATCATTCTCTCTACCCCATTTAATTATTTCGTCTACAAAATGTAACTCAAACTTACCAGTAGGTGTAATAAGATAGTTTCTATCTTTGACAAAGAAACCTCTACGCCTCGCGAAGTTAGCAGCCTCATTCTTTACAGAAAAATGCTCTCTCAGTTCAGCAAAATCCCCTGAAACTATCTTACCATTGTTTCTACCTGTATCTAAGTCTAAAGTTATCATGTTGTTTCTAACTTCATAATCTCTACGATATTTTTAACATCGTAGGTAAAAGAGGAAAGTATTCTTTCAACTTTCTCCAAGTATTCAATTATCTGACTATTGTAATATATTTGGTTGGATATATCAACAACTAAATCATTTTTATTTGCTGCGTCAGCAATTTTTCTCGTATCTAATTTTACTGGAGATTCTTCAATTGCCTTCTGCGCGAGTTTATTTGCAAGTTTCTCTTTCTCAGACCTAAGTTTACCTCCAAGCATTTTGTGTCTGATTAATCTACCTACAAATAAATGCTTCATTAGAGGAGCTTTCATCTGTTTCTCCTTAACGTTAAATTCATCAACTTGACAGAAGTCGCTCAACTCTTGAGAGTATTTCTCTAAAAGTTCTAAGCTTGGTTTAATGTCCATGACTCTATTATAATATATTTTTAGAGAAATCCACTAAATAATTAAAATGAAATCATATTTAGAAAGATTTTTTACAATTCTTGAAGATGGAGACGGTGGAGCAATGATGTCTGGAAGCGGTGGAGTCTTCGGAGACTTTGGCGGTCACGGCGGTGATATAGGTAATTCTGATTGGTATGCTACAGGGGATGCAAGAAACCTCTTCGGCTGGGGTGGCGGAATTATACAGAGACGTAGAAAGAAACGTA